GTAAGGCACAAATTGGTGCCATGAGAATGACGGAAAAACCCTTGTAAGCTGTGTACATTAACAGCCCAAGCGAAAGTAGAATTACAAATAATTCCCACATATATTCTTTCTCCATAAAGAATAAATATTTTAGAAATTCCATATCTATTTGATTAATTTTAAGTTTATTAGATTTATTTCGATGTCCTGCAAAATAAATGCAAAATTCTTGCAAAACAGTTAAATCTAATAATCATTTTACTGACATAAGTGACAACATCTATTTTGAAGCTTTATATAAAGATTTCTTTTTTAAGATGTTGTAATTTTCATGTAAATAACCATCTAGACATTACATCTATTGGAGTCATTTTTGTACTGATATTTGATAGGAATTACAAAAGCATAAAAATATTATTTTTCTAGTTTTTATATGCTCATTACATAAAAAAGCCCTCCGAAGAGAGCTCTTAAAGACGCGGGTTCAACTCCCGTCATCTCCACTGAACTATTAGTTTCTATTTAGCAAATGATAACGATCCATTGGTGGTAAATGCCAAGGATGAGTATCTATACGTTTATGTAGCTCGGCTCTCTTATCTTTTTCAATAAATGACCAAGCGACAAAGCCTCCATCATTAAAATAATCATGGATTGCTGCGGCCATATGCGGATTAATACCTCTTACCGCAGGGCCAAACTGTCTCCACCACCCGCTTAACCAAGCTAGGTATATCGCCATAGCTTTAACGTTGGTGTCTAGTCCTGTATTACCGTTTTTATTGCTCATAAGAGCAATTAGGTGGTGAACATATTCAACCGCTACAGGAATCTCATCAAAAGAAATTTCATCTATGCCTTCTACACCAAAACGCTGGTGCACCAGTTTGTAGGCATCAGAGAAGTTCAGGTTTTTAGTTTTGGCCACTAGTAAGTGAATGGCATCGTTAAGTGATACACGTTCAGATTTGTGAGTTTTATGTTTTGGTTGAACTTCCCGATCTAGAATATCTAAAACCCATTTACGGAATTCTTTAGCAATCGCAGTTTTTGCGAACATAGCAATAAGATGGCAACCTCGAAGTGAAAAAACTCTTATAGATTGCAAACCACCATTTGTTTTCATTTCTACTAACCGAGTCATATTTGTAGAAAACTCTTCAATATTTCGATTAAACAGTTTAATTACAGCCGTTTCAGGATTTGCGTATCTTAAGGCTAACCCAATTTGGGTTGCCCCTATCCACACCTGCCCATCCTCTATAGAAATTGGGTGTAAGTTCACTTCATTAAATGTTAATGCTAGACTTGTCATATCTGATCTCCTAACCGAGTTGGATAGAAGCCCCTAGTCCGCCAAGATTCAGGGGCTTCATTGTTTTTCTATTTAATGATTTTAGGCTGATCTTTTAGCCACTCTTCGATAATGAAATTTAATTGAGCTGTTAATGAACGTCTGCTTTGTTCAGCATTCTTTTTTAGCTCTTCAATCAATTCGCAAGGCATACGAACATTTAATTGTTTATCGTTTCTAGCCATATAGTGTTCCGTTTTGTGATATCACGGTGATAATACTATTACGGTGCTAATATTGAAGTCAAGCACGGTACTAGCATATTCTTATAAAAATTTTTGGACTTCACTTTGATGGCTAGAACAGATCCTCAATTTAATTTACGTGTTCCACAAGAACTCAAACAACAAGTTGAAGATGCGGCTAAAGAAAGCGGTAGATCAATAAATGCTGAAGCAGTACATCGTCTAGAAGAGAGTTTTTTACCGGCGACTAATTTTAGCAACAACCAAGCTGATGTCAGAATAATCCCGTTAAAAGATGGTAAAAAGCGTGTCATTTATGGGAAATTGTTGAATACGCTTGATTTGGATTACACACAGGGACTTTCAAGTCTTCGTGATGATATCCATCTATCTCTGGAAGTTTTGAGTAACTCTTCTTTCTGGAATTCATTGAAGTTTTTTAATAAAGATGTTCTGGTTTATAAAGGCAACAATCATATTGATGTTGTAGATAATGGTAAAAAAAGTCTTGGTTGGCTGATTGTTGAAGATCATTATGTACATAAGGATAAGGAATGATGGGGAACCGGATATCCTCTACTTTAAGAAAACTAATTAAAATGTCGAAAACATAAAAAGAGAGAAATCATGCAAAAAATTGAATTTAACAAGATATTTATTGAGGATATTGCCTCTTTCCAGAAAGATAATTTATTGAATTCTAATTTTAAATTAACTGTGGTACCTCGAAATTATAATGGGCTAACTTGTGATAGCGCTTTATACGATATAGTAATTGGTGTTGCGGCCGGAGCATCATATGATGTGCTTAAAACCCTTGCAACATGGCTTATCAACTCATATAAAGCAAGTAAAATTAAAAAGTTTACAATCAATAATGAAACTGAAGTTGAAGTATCAAACTTAGAGGTTGATGAGTTAATTAAAGAAATTCATAATAATTTAAAAAAAGCACCCTAAGGTGCTTTTTTATTAGCTAATGAACTTGCTAATTTTCCTTTTGATTATATTTTATTTAGCTCATTACCGATTCGGGCTGAATAATAAATATTCATATCGCCACCTAACAAAGAAACAGTTATTTCAGTTTTATCCTTCGTTATCCAACGTTTTTCTTGTCCAATACTCATATTATTAGTTGATTTTTCTTCGCCATATTTCATGCGAAATGCCTCAACCATTTTTTTATAAACAAGAGCCTGATTTTCTGAATCCTTGGCTTTTAAGGTAACTTGTATTAATTTGGCATCCTTAAAATAGAAAAATGCATCAAATTTGAAATTATTAATATCATAGTCTGACAACTCTAATAATCTTAGAGCCCCGTCCCCTAATGTTGTTCCATCAGTTGGCTGAACACTCTGAGCTTTAGGAAAGTTTTTCTTAACTTGAGCAACACTCATTCCTTTCTCTGCATTTTGCCAAATAATTTGACAAAATGCAGATGATGAAACAATCCACCCAAGAACTAAAGTAAAAATAATCTTTTTCATTTTAGATAACTCACTTCGATTGTACTTTATTTAACAACTGATCAACCAACTCATTAATCTTCGTTTCGGTACTACGCCATTTATTTGGGGCTAGTCCACCATTTCCACGTAATCTAAAAGATGCTTCAGAAACTTGTCTGCCATTCTGCAAAAGATTGAATTGAGCAGCAACCATATATGGAGCCATATCCCAAGAACGAGTAGCTGTATAGTTCAAAGTCGTCTGACAAAGACTTAAGTTATCAGTATCCTTATAAGTTTTAGCATCAATATTATAGCGTTTAAAACTTCGCTCGATGATTTGATTAAAATCCTTGATGACAACTTTCGGGTTGTCAACAACACAAACTTGTCGAATAGACTCAGGATTAAATCCAGTGGCATTATTAACTTGGATTGATGTACACCCACCTAAAGCCAATCCAATTAAACTAGTAACTAATATTTTCTTCATGAATTTTCAATGTTTTTTATAAAGTTCACATAATCTAACAAATTGGTTACTAATTGTCACATAGAAAAATAAGTAGTAATCTTAAGTAAGATTTACTTTAAAAACTTGTTTATTGGATCAAAATTTCATGCTTACTGCTTCTTTTAATAAAAAAATCTTGATTACAATTTATAGTTTTCTAATTGTAGGGTGCGCTGCAAATTCAGGTATTGTACCTATGGGAAATAATACTTATATGGTCTCACGTCAAGCTGCTACCGGTTTTAGTGGGATGGGAACACTTAAAGCAGATACAATGAAAGAAGCATATCAATAATGCCAGAAAACAATTAAATCTGTTAGTGTCTTAGAAGCCATTGATGCAAAACCACCTTACATTTTGGGTAACTTTCCTAAAACAGAAATCAGATTTAAATGTATAAGTGAAGAATAGTTAATGATTCTAATTTTAGGAATAGTTGGTGATTAATAAGAGATCTAATATGAATGAACATGAAAAACTAATTGAAATTATTGTCAGCGCTTTAGAGTGTTTTCAAAAAGAACTGCCTTCTTATGGCAGGATTCAAACATTTCCTAGAAACTATTGTGAGGAAGTATCTAGTATTTTGTTAAGTATATTAGAAGAAGAAGAATATTCTAATTTTAAAATGATGAGGGGAACTAACACAGATGATGCACACCATTTTTGGTTAGAGTCTGAAAATAGTATTATTGATCTAACAGCCCACCAGTTTGATGATATTAATGAGCCTTTTAAGCTAATTGATAAAAGTGTATACCCGCTAAACAAGGAATTTTCAATTAATATTCATACAAAATCTATCGATACAGGTTGGTCTCATCTAATGAGTTTAATACCTACAATTAAGAAAAAATTTTATTCTGAGTATTATAAAAAATAGTATCTTTAGCAATATCAACCACCTGTATATAATTAATATTTTAAATTCAAAAACTAGGAATAGTTAAAATGGAATGCATTTATTGCAAAACTGAGATTTCTGGTAAAGAAAAAACAAATGAACATGTTATTCCTCAATGGGTAATAAAAAAATTAGATATTAAAAAAAAGCAGTTATCTTTTACTTCAATATCAGAAAATCTTGAAGTCTTTAAGCCAACAACTCCTATTCCACACACTTTTACCCATAAAGTTTGTGCATCCTGTAATAATGGATGGTTATGTGATATTGATGAATCATGCAAAGATCTCCTAGAAGTTATGATAGATGGGAAGGATCCTAAAGACTTTCTAAATCGAGAGTGTGTAGAAAAACTAAGAATTCTTATATATAAGATTTTTCTAAATTTCTTCGCTACTGGTCCAAGCTCTTTCAAAGAAAAAAAATTAAACTTTTATCATGATTTTTTTAAAACAAAAAAACCTTCAGAAAATGTCTATCTCTTTGTAACACCATTTTTAAATGACAAAATTTTCAGTATTAATCATTTAGATGGTTGGCAAGAATTATATGAAAATCAAATTATTGATGATGATGGATCAGGATTTAGATTTAAATTTTATTTACAATTAGGTGAATCAGCTTTGGTTTTGTGCAGTTCGGGAGATGAAAGAAATATTATTGTTTACGATGAGAGATATTTAATCCCATTATATATTAGTCGTTTTTCTATACCTACAAACTTTGAACAGACCATACCTGACTTTCATCCAGCTCTAAATACCGAAGTTAATCATTTTCTATATGATTCTATTCGTGTTTCGAGAGCATTAATTTTTAAGTAAACATTCATATATATTTTGCTAGACTGAAATTCGTCTAGCAAAATAATTTTTAATAGATCATGAAATACGGTTAGAATTGCTTCTGAGAGGGATTACGTTCACCGATTTCGATGTAACGCTGTTCTTGGATAATGTTGAGAACTCAGACTAAAAATTTCGCGCCTTCTTTCCCACGTTTGGCCAAATAATTCTTTCGAGCCAAAAATAACTTAGTTAATCTTGGTCCAGTTGGACCAATGGGCAAAATATTACACATTTGAAGTTGTTAAAAAGTTGTTCTCAATATGAATGGCAAAGCTACCTCCAGTCTCACATGATTGTAAATACAGGTCAAAAGACGGTGTAACACTAGTATCTATAGAAGCTTGTTTCGCAAAAATAGTCTTTAAATGCTCTATATAGTAACTAATGAATTGCCCCTCACTTTCAAAGCTATTTAAGCTCCTTAAATTGCGCTGGAAGTCTTGTAATAATGCTAAATCGGAAGGAATATTTAAACAGCATACCTCTATGGTCCATTCTTTAATTTCATTAACTTGGGACCTTAAATGTTCGCGACTACCAAGTTTAAATGTCTCAAAAAATGGCTGTATGGGTATTATATATAATGAGGTTTTACAGCCATTAAATATTGAGAATATAAGCGTATTATTAGAAAGAAGCTCTTTTGGAACCCCTTCAGACAATCTTCTTTCTATTTCCATTTGAATAGCATTCACTTGTTCAAGTTTTTGTTCTTGTTCTGTTAAATTTTCAAAATAATTCATTATACGATTTATAAATAAACTGTCTCCTGTGCCTGTAATAGCACCACGGCACCATAACTTTATTTTCGCCTCATCATCATGAGATATTCTTAATAATCCAGAGTTTATATCATATACCATCGCTCTTTTATCAGCGGCAATCAGTATACAATCTCCGAGATGCGCCGAAACAATCATGGTCATAAGTGTATTTTTTGAGTTTAAACAAGTTATGTTATTCTAATCACATAAATTTAAATTTGAGAATAAAAAAGTATGGCGGGTGGTTCACGTATTGTAATTAATGATAAAGGTATTACGATAATAACGGGAGGTAAATTTGAGGTTAAAGCTGGTCAACATATATTCAAGTCGGGTGAACAAGTTGTTAGCCACTTTCCAGTATTACCCGAAAGTAAAGGTATATTTAATTTAAGTGTTCAATTAATTGATAATCAAAATGCACCCTATAAAAATAAAGCATATTTCGCAATATCAGAATCAGGTAGGCAATTTGAAGGTATGACTGATGAAAATGGCTACACTCAACGGATATATACCCAGAAAGAAGAACAAATGTCTTTCCATCTTTTAGAGAACCATGATTATCCGGATCCTGTGCCGCCAAGTGAGGAAGACACAGAATGAGTACATGTTATGCACAGTTGAGATTAAGAGGATTAGGCGATTATACCAACTTCTCATTTTCTGCTTTATTTATCGCGCAAGATACTGGTAGAAAGTTTGAAACGGGCAAGTTGAAAATCAACCCTTCAGGTATATCTGTAGAGACAAGTTTCCCACTTCAGAAAAATGAAAATGCTAAAAACTGTACTGTTCGATTTAATGTGTACTTGCCGACTGGTAGATTGTTAGAGCCCCAACCTTTCGTTGGCACTACATACACGAAAGAATCAGGCAGTAGCGTAACGCACACAGTACATCAAGTTAAATTAGTTGCTCATAAAACTAGCCAAGAAAAAGACCACAATCTTGATCATGTTATGGTTAATCGTTCAGTACCAGCACCGGATGGCTTAAATATGGTTGCCTATTACAATGCAGCCATTAATACCTCCGCAGCAAAGTATGGTGTGGATCCGTTGGCTGTTGGTTCAATTATTTTTCAGGAAAAATTCTTTTCAGCAGCAGCCATCGCCAAGAACTATATTGCATATGCGAAAGACCGCGGAGGCGTTAAACCTCATAGAAGCTATGGACTTGGTGAAATGCAATTAGGTTTGGCCGCAGATCTGCTAGGTTATCTGGAGAGTGACCCAAATAGGCTTAGAAAGACATTTGACCTCATCACTAACGACCCTCAAGTAGCAACTGATCTTGTCGCTAAGAATATTTCTTTAAAGCAATTAAAATTAGGCCGCCAGCTCACCCCTAGGGAAGCTACAATACTGCACAATGCTGGTGAGAAGGGTTTAGATTCTTATCTGGATCCTTCAACTAATAAGGCTAGTTTTGATAGTCCCTCTAGAGTTTATAATCGATCAAGAAATTGGCAAGAATCCATTAAACAAGCTTTAAACGGTATTATTTATTCTAAACCGGATAATTGTGAAGCATGTACCGCAACCCCACGCACATTGCATAAATACTGGAAAGCTGGGGAAGGATATACAGGAATATGAAAACTCTAAACTTAAAATATTACTTGGCTATCGTATTGATAGTATCGGGCATTTTAGCCATTTGCTTTGAATCCTTATCTAAAGGATTTGTGACTTTTGCCCCTTACGGCGTAGATGAATATATTTATTTAAGAGACATGCAAGGCTCAGCAGATGACGATAGTGTTTTAATATGGTTCTTTGGAATTATAAGTGTCGTACTTGGCCTTATTATGTTCTTTGTTAAAAATATAACTTATGTTTTAAGAATAGGTTTTTTTGTTTATATCTTCTTATTTTTAAGCGCATTTTTAGCTGAAAGTGATCCAATCAACCAACTTGTTATAAATACTATTAAATTCGATCAAAATATTTATTTAATTCTGTGGCTTATTTCCTTACTTATTTATACCATTTTATTCATATTATTGAATATTAAACATAAACCTAAAGAAGCATAATGGAATTTGAGTATAGAGATATCTCTATACTCAAGAAAAAAGCCCTAATTATTTAGGGCTTTTTATAATACATTTAATCTAAATGTGGTCCAGAAAAAGGCGTCCCCTCTAAAGCAGACTCAATCATAAGTATGAAAAAGTATTTAACCCTATTTATCGTTTATTCATCATTTCTTGGTGGCTGTAGCAATGCTTCGGATAGTACAAAACAAAGCGAAATCACAGCACCTAAGCTGATATCTGCCGAAGATCAGAAAATCATTGATAAATATGAAAGTTACTTTAAATATTACCGCGAGGGTAACTTTGAAGAATTTCAAAAAAAGATGGTAGAAGTATTGCCCGAAGTCAGTAAGATTTCGGATAAGAAAAAACGTGAATTTATGCAAATGAATATCTACATGACTTTGCAAAAATATGAAGAAGCACAAGCATTGAATGATAAGCAACTTGCAGAGAAACCAAATGACACAGCAAGACTTACATTTAGATGTCAGCTACTAACTTTACAAAAGAAAGAAAGTACTTTGGTTAATAAGTGCTATGACCACGTTGCAGAAGTTCTAAAAGTGGAACTAGATAAACCCGAAAACAAGACCGACCCTGATTATAAGATAGGCGAGTTCTCATACTTGTATGCAAAATATAAAGCTGGACACCCTGAGTATAAAGAGAAAATGCAAGAGTACATTGCAGAAACTAAAGATGAAAAATTAAAGGCATCTTTAACATCCCTTTATAATGTGGAATTTGAAAACTAGACAAAAATAGCCCTGATCCCTCAGGGCTTTTTTTAAAGTGCTCTAACGCAGATTGATACATTCACATTGCTATTGATCGTATTAGCTGAGCATCAAATGTAATAGATCCTCAGATCGTTGCATCTATTGTATTTGAAGAAAAAATGCATGGTGTATGGGCTTATAGAAAAAACCTCTTATCCTTTTATCTTAACTTAGGTGAAGTCTACCCTCATAACAGCTATGGCTTTGGAGAGATGCAAGTAGGATTAACAGCAGAGTTGATGAACATTGATAAAAGGAATCCTGATTGGCTCTATGAAACTTTTGTTGTGATCTGTACAGATGCAAATGGTGATGTAATAGCAATTCCAGATGGATGCCAAGGAACTTGCCGAGCAGATCCAGAACTACAAGTTGAAACATGGAAATTTGATCCATCATTAAAATTGAGTTTGTAAATTATGATTAGATATGTAGCCATATTATTTTTATTCTTATCAGGTATAGGCGGATATACGATAGATAAGTTTGGGCAAGATTTATGTATTAATGAATATATTGCTATAGGCACTATTACCTATTTTAAAGAGTTAAATGGGGTTTCAGCTAATGATCCATCAATGTTAGGGATGTGTGGCTTATTATCGATCATCGTTTCAATAATTTTAATTTTTATAAGAAATAAGTATTTTTACACTGTTATTTCTCTAGTTCTATTATTAGCTGAATTAATACTACTAAACATGATGGAAACCGTATCTTATAAGGAGATTATTTATGATTCCATCACTAAGTGTTCTAATTATTCAACACTTGGATGGTTTTTATTCCAAGCTATGTTCTTAATTCTTAGTGGTATTTATATTTTCAAAAGTAAATAAAAAAGAAGTTTAAATAATTAAGGGGCGAAAAGCCCCTTTTTTATTAGTTATCTTAGCCTCTGGTTTTGATTAAATTATCAAAAAATTCACTATGTGATGTGATCCACCATCTAAGTATCCTTCTAAACCGAAAATATCATAGCCAATTTCACGCTCTAATTGGGATAGAGGGCAATTATGATGACCAAAAGGTACCTTTATTTAAGGAAAACTGAGCCCTGAGAAATCAGGGATTTTTTTAAAGTGATCTAACGCAAATAGAAGTATTCACATTTGTACTTATAGGATGAGCTGTGCATCCTGAAAATAGAATGCACAGCAAAACCAGAAATTTCATAGTGAAGCAATCCAGCTATAAAAGAATTGCTCCTGGCTTGGGTTGCGCTCACAGATTTCAATCGGTTTAAAAAGCTAAAGCGGAAAGTTTTGTATATGACTTACTATCAGTTGTTGCTAGCATTTTTCTACCATCTTTAAGTTTTAAGATGAATGTTACATCTTTTCCTTTTCCACCTAATAGTAGACCAGCCAATAAACCTAAAGGACCAAGTAGAGCAGCCCCAGCAATCCCCCATCCAACTGTGCCACCAATTCTTTTTACATTCTCTTCCGTGGCTAAGGATATTTCCTCAATATTCCCAGAAACAATAGGATGTGATGTTGGTGCCCATTTATCACCGTCACCATAAGGAGGAGTAATTGAACAATTACCAAACATGAAACTTATAGTTCCTTTTCCTTTATTGAAGTCGCCCGCATGAATTTTAATATTAGCCATAGTTTTCTCTTTAAATGAATAAGTTTAAATTTTAATCTAAAAAAATATCCCAGCTTATTTATAATAAGGCTTTGATATATAAATAAGACTAATTGCAAACCGAAATAAGTTAATTTTTTCTATAGAAAAAGTAAAAATTAGGTGACTTTAGTTGGAAACAATAATTAGATAACAAAAACAATAAGGCAAGTTGTTTTGAACTGATCACTATTTTTTTTAATTTCACAGAGGTTCTTAAGAGCAGCTTCATGACTCGCCATGTAACAATCTGACAAGTTATTCTGATTAGGTTCAAAATACCAATTTAGATAAATATACTCATTTCCCCATAATTGATATACGTACATTAATTCACCATCTTTTTCTATTAGTACATCCCCCCCTAAAATTATAGTTTTATTTTTTTTATGCATTTCCAAAGCCATTAGAGCATCATCAAAATATAAAGCTACCTCAGTACTTCCAGGATTGATTAATGATAGTGGAATACCTCTATCAGCTAAAAGACAACTATATGTATATTCGCTTTCCATTCATCTTTCCTAAACTATAGTCATTTTATTTATCAACTTTTATTGATGAAATTCTATCAATCTTATCTCGTGTGCTAGAGTTAGGCAATGTAATGAATACTATTACCTGTCTACTGACGAATTTTATAATTTAGGCTTTTCATTAGTATATTAAGTATGAATAAACAAAATATTTTAATCACTTTTCTAACTGGATTAGTCATCTTGCTTAATGGATGTATTAATCCTTCTCAGCCTCAAAATAAGGTTATTGTGCCAAAAATTGCTTACTCAGGCGTTGCTGATAATGCAAGCTATAGCGAGGCACAAATCAAAATTGAAGATTCGTGTGTTTATTTAATGCATGAAAGTGATCGAGTCCTTCCTGTTTTCGCAACTAAAGATGCTCATTGGGATAGCAATAAGCATCTTTTAATTGTTGACTCAAAAGAATATAAAGAGGGTGATACTATTGCTTATGGTAGTGGAGAAGCTTATGCACTTAATTTGAATGACTACAACTGGATCGTTAAACCCGAACCAGCATGTGATCTAAGTAAAGGTGTTATTATCAATCAACTTATAGAACCTATTACTAAAAAGTAAAAAAGCCCTTATATGAAAATACAACTCTTAGCATCGTTAATGACTATTAGTGTTACTTCTTGCATGATAAAGCCTATTATAGCTAACAATGAAGAGGTCTCTATTCAACCGATACTTATCACAAGCAATACTAGAAGTAATATTTCAATGATGGCCTCAGCACATGGAAAGCTTTATGCAGATAAAAATGGATGTATCAGACTCGGCGATGAAACGGGTCCATTAATTATTTGGCGCTATGGCAGCAAATTAGAAAACCTAGGAAATGGTATATTTAAAATTACCAATAGTTTTTCAAATCGATCTGTTTTAATTGGCGAAGAAATATCAATAGGCGGTGGCCTATTAGATGAAGTAAAATCTACACATGTCACCCCTTCTATTCCCGATAGTTGCGCAAATCATGGTTTCTGGATAGCTGGGCTTCTGGACTAATATATGTAAAATAACTAATCCATTTAGCATGAAAGTTACTGCTATTTAAGTTAGTATGGTCAATTATGCTCTAGATTTTACAGTTAAAATTATTTATAAAAAAAGCCCTCGTCAGAGAGCTTTCACACAAATACCCACATTCACATTATTATTGATAGTATGAGCTGTGCATCTTGAAAGCAAAATGCACAGCAAAACCAGAACCTTCATAATGAAACTCGGTTAGCAATCCAACCGTAAAAGAATTGTTCTTGGCTTGGATTACGTTCACAAATTTCAATGTAACGCTGGCCTTGCATGATGTTGAGTATTCGAAGCAAAACCTTCTCCCCATCTTTCCCACGTTTGGCCAGAAAAGTTTTTAGTGCATTTAATGTCGCTGGACCATAAATTCCATCAACAGTTAAATCTGACCACCCTGCTTTACCCTGATTATTCAGTAGGTTTAATGCACGCTGTAAAAGTGGTTTTGTAAAGCCGGTACCACAGTTCACACCGGTATCTAATAACTCTTCAGCTACTGCAGAAGAAACGGCATTCACCTGATCAAAACGCGGTGAGATCCAGTATTGTTTACGATAAATAGACTTGGCCACCTCAAGAGGTAAGTCTTTCATACTGGCTTTAAACCCGTTTGCTCGAGCAACTGCTTCAGTAATACCGTACTTAGTTGCGCCACCACGGTCAGCAGGGTTATTCACGTAACCACCTTCGCGTTTAATCAATTCTTCAAGATATTGTTCAATGTTCATTTCACTTTCCTTTGGACGTAAAAAACCCGCATATGCGGGTTAGGTTGAAATATTCTTAACTAGTTAAATTGCTATTCAATTTGGCAAAGGTTTATCCTTAAATTTCTTATGCCACTTTACAACTATAAATATACTTGCAATAAGATAAATAATCGCGATTAAAGTTTTGGAAGAAATAAAAAATAATAATGCTCCAATTGATAACACTACAATGACAGGTTTCAATTTATTACCATATGGATTATTTTCATAAGTTACTGTCGCAGCAATAAAAGCAGCTACAATATACATAACTATAAGGGCAACAACTCTTTGAGCTATGTCATTAAATGCTTTAGTTAACTCAATCAACAGAGGATATAAAGAACCTGGAAGCATGATAGGAATAACAAGAAAGATAAGCCATCTCAACATTTAAAACACCCTTATACTAATCAAATATTTATATGAAATTTTAATAAAATTAATATTATTAAAAGTGACGAAGATTTTAACTATTACTAAAAAATAATACAATACTTTCAATCACTTAATAAAAATAAATTAAACCTCAAAACTACTCTTTTATAAAATAGAACCACCCGAAGGTGGCTGTTGAGAAAAAATAGCTAATTTAATTCGCAGTTTTACAACGCTACTCCACAAATATCCTTAGCTCCAGTAGGATAAGTAAACTGCATTTTAGACTTATCTGTAACCAATTGAAGCCCAACCGTTTTACCAGTCAAAGCAGAGTTAGCAAATGGATTTTGATTAATTACACCAGTAAAGCTGATATTACTTAATTTGTTTTCCATAACAATATTTAGATAGCCATAGTTAGTACCATTAATTATATAACCAACTTGTTTGCTATTTTGGTTTACATAAATGCCCACTCTGACCTTTCCATCAGCTGGTATTTGTACAGGAATATTTGTGCTAGCGGCACTTAAAGGCGCTAGATAACCTGTACCATCTGATTTATTAGTTACACCCAACACAGTAATAGAATTACCATTTATCGCGCCTGAATAATTATTTGCTTTAACAAAAATTACGTTTAAGGCTAATTCTATTTTGCTCTGAGAAGAACCTGTGACTAAAAAACCGTAATTATAAATTTGCGAAGTAGTACCAAGATTGACTTGCAAATTGCTAACATCAAAAACAAATTCTTGGACAAAGATATTTGAAGTGGCAATAGGCTTATCAATTAAAACAACATTATCTGGAGTTTTAAGATGATACTGGGTTTTAAATTGAGCATACTTTTTAGAAGCTAAATATAAGTCAACATTTTTATTTGAGTAATAATTTATAAGATCATAACCAGATTGATTAGCGCTATTTATATTGGCAACTTTCTCAATATATCGGTAATTTGATGTACTTCCACCTACTGCTGCTTCTAATGCTTTTAAATCCTGTAAAGTTGCATCAAAGCTATAGGTACACTCGGCAAAAGCACTACCTACTCCACTGAAACCCATTACTGTTGCTAAAATTATCTTTTTCACGGCGTTATCCTGTTTTTATTTTGAACATTTAGTATAAACAAGTCTCTAAATCATTTGATTAATTCCGACAGATGACAGAAATATAAGTGAACTATTGAATAATACCGCCTGAAGGCGGTTAACTATTTTGAATATCATCTTTGGCTTTTTTAACTTCTTTGATCACTTCAACAATTGTTTTACCTTCTTGTTTAGCAATGAAGTTAAAGATCCATCGAACTAAAGCCCAGCCGGGAATACCGCATATGAAGAAGAAGCCCCCTAAGGCAATCATTCCCCACACATCAGTAACCCATTCATGAAGCCCCCACTTCACGATAATAAATGAGCCACCTGCGAGACTTGATACAACCGTACAAATGAGCCCCACGGCCCATTCTTGAGGTGAGCGCGGCATACGTGTCATCAAAACAACTGCAGCAACTAATGCGACCGCTAAAGTCACCATAATTGCTGCACCGTAAAATTTTAAAAGTGCTGTTAAACCGCTAGTAGAAACTGGTTCCATTTATATCTCCAGAAAATTTAGGTAATAAAAATGCCCTAAGCTATTGAAGCAAAGGGCCTGTGGTTGTTTATTGGGTTATACATGTAATCTAAAAAAGAAAAAAAGCACCCTAGAGTGCTTTTTTTCTCATCAAACTAACCATGCTACGTCCTTATACTGCGGCAACGCTGCGAAAACCTCGACCTTAATAATAAACTGATTGGCTGCTGTGGACTTGGAGGCTAATTGCAGAGTTCGCCCACTCCAAGCAAAAGTTATTCCATAAGTAGCAGGGTTAAGTATTTCCTGAGCTGCTGTAGCGCTTGCAGTATTGTCGCTATTAATAAATAGCTCTACGAAAGCCTTGCTCCCTATCGAGTCATTGGCATCGCAACCTGTAATGGTAATCTTTACACCTGAGCGTAGCCGAGTCGTTAAGATATCCGTTAAAGTTGTTGATAGATTAATTTGTCTAACTTCAATATGACTATATGCTGTTAAAGCAGCCCCAACTGGGCTTACAACTTCAAGAACGGATGGAGTGATGCGATATTGAGCGGTAATTGATCTGCGGTCTATTGGTGTTACTAATGTTGCTGTACCTGTAAAAGTATTCAGCCCAAATGATGCTTGACTTGTTAAAATATTTGAAGTGAATACAGTATCATTAAAAATATTACCTTCAATGATAAAGTCCCCTGTCGCAGGCGTATTAAAAGAAAACCCTTTAGCTACTAATCCATACATGCGATTGTTTGTAAACTTACCTGATAAAATTGTATAACCAAGTGTTGTACTAAAAGCATAAGTGTCAAACTCACAGTTATCTACAATACAATCCTTCCATCCGTTAGCACAATTATTACGTATTGTAGCAACCCCCTTGAATCGGCAATTTAAAAATTTAACGTTAGGTGATCCTGTAGGAGTATTTTGCTCTTTAACCAAAACAGTGGGTTCGGCATCTAAACTAGAAACTGCATTAAATTCACAGTTTTCCATTGTCACGTTATAAACAGTGTCAGACGTACTAGGGTTTGGTTCGATGTCGAACAAGTAAATCCACGATAATTCAGGCTTTAATTGTCGGAACTTACAATTTTTGAAATGCACATCATGACAGAAGATCAGTGCTGCTGTATTGCGTCGTGCATCATCAAAATTACAATTCTCAAAATAGTGATTTCCACAATCAACCCCAACCTTGCCGCGAATATACAAACCTTCAAACCTAAATCCTGATGTATCCACGTATTTTGCAGTAAAACTATCGCCAGTGATGCGCATACCAAAACCGCACGCTGATGATGATTGGTCCAGTCGCAGACCCAGCATTTTTAAATTAGAAATTGTGCAATTAGACACGTTTTCGGGCATAAAGAATAAATCTGTTGAGCTTGTTGAGTGCCAGAAAGTACCATGTTCATATCTAACAGTTTGCACTACTCCAGTTGGGTTTGCCGATATTTCCGCATAGTTTTTTGTAGTCACGAATGATTCAAATGTGCCATGAATTTCAACATTGGACTTCGCTAGAACCTGCGCGTAAATGTGACCTTTTGGAAGTTTAACAACCCCGCCCCCTATTAGTGCGATGTAATCTATACACTTTTGAACAATAGATGACTGGTTAATTAGATCGGTTTGAGCCAAGTTCGCAAGTAGCCCTGCTTGTGTAGCATGAATGGTTCTGTTAATTAATTGAAGTTTCCAGCGCCCTATACCAACACCTGTAACTGCAATTACAGAACACCCATCATCATCCTCATTGGCTGAACTATCCCACTTATATAGTGCACCACCATAGCCACTACCAGCATGGTATTCAATGGTTTGCGCCATTTGATTTTGGAAAGACCCTATGAATTCCCTAAGTTCATCGATATTTTTTATTACCCCTGTATTTAGCTCATTGATTTCATGTTGATTTTTATCACCATCAATTACATCTATTGCATTTACTGTTGCCATTTTTCTCACCATTTTTTAAGAAATTTTATAAGAAATAAAAAGGCCCTAAGATTTCACTTAGAGCCTTTATTTACTATTAATAATATGGAACTTTCCGAACTGTACCGTTGATGTTAATCGATAAATATCCTGCTGGTTGTGCAGGTAAGGGACTGGCTGTTCCAGTCATAGCAGTAGTAGTTGAAACACCACCCAGCATTGGATTACCAGATTCATCTACTCCAATAAATCCAGAACCTGCTTGAAGCTTGACATAAGGATATGCAATTAGCATTGTTGGTGTATTTACATCTCCTGAACCCCCACCTGTAGGTTTTGAAACTAAGCGTTGTATATCCCAAACAAATGCATCACCACCACTAATTTCTGCTGCACAAGAAATATATGCATTTGAAGACTGAAGGACATAAACATCATAAACATACCTATTGGTAGATGTTTGTACGAAACGTACCTCTTGAATACCTGCCCCATTTCCTATGTGATGCCATGTGGCTTGGATATTTGCATTTGCAGCATTTGAGTTATTTTTACACTGTGCAAATACTATTGTTTTCCCTAACGCAGAAGAAGCAGAAGGATTTCCTTGAGTATAGCTATTCGTTCCAAGGATCTCTAAACATAGAATTCCAGCCTCGCCTATAGCCGCAGTACCTAATTTGGTCCATGTAGATCCAGAAAATGAAGGGGTAATACGTTTGAAACGCTCAAATTCCTTTTGTAATTCGAAAACTCCAGCTACACGTGGAGTGAATAAGCTAGTCCCTTTATCAATATAAAATAGGTCAGGCTGCGTAACATTAATCGTATCATTTGCAGTAAATGCAAAATGATACATTCTTAATAACCGTGTATTAGTTGCAGTTAAAGGAGCACTATTATTCTCTGTGTATAAATTGACGATTGTCCAAACACCATTATTGATATGCCCCATTGATGTATTAAACTCAAAAATACAATCAATCATTGAAGATTGAGTACAGTAATCAGCATCAAATAACAATGTATTATTTTGGGCATAAACTTTTTCAAGTTGAATAGTCGTATTATTTTCCCATTCATCTTTTACAAACTTAAATACAATATTATTGCTGTTAGGAATAAATCCACTGATTTTTGAATCAATAAGATCTTTAGCAAAAATTAGATGGCCTGAAAAACCTGATGCTCGACAATTTAAAACATGAACCCATGCACCATTAATTTTACTATTCGTAAGTAAACAGATATTTAAATTATCTGTTTTGGTACCCGTTGATTGAAAATCAATATACGCAAGCTTTACTTTTTGAGTATTACACTTAATTCCTGCTCCACTAATACGAATAGTTGTTTTTAATGTTTGTGCCGAAATTGAGGGAACACCACGAAGACTTACAGCTTTACTTCCATAATCAACAGTACTAAATGTAAAGTCACCATCTGCAAAAATTGTAGTTTCATTATCTGAAGCATTAATTGCTGCCTGATAAGCAGATGCATCATCCGAGCCATCAAATTTTGCACCAAACCAACTGAGGTACAACTCACCAAAACCTATTTGCCGCACCCATCCATTAAAAACAGTTCCACTATCATTCTGGGTAGATCTTGTTGAATCATAAATAAAGTGGCCACCACCACGGTTTTGTCCTGCATAGTATGATTTCAAGTATACAGTTTGACCATTTACAGGATTTTGAATATTCAATAATTCACTGGTACTTTCTATAACATCCATTCTTAGCTACCTTACTTAAAATTAATAAAGTTAAAGTTATTTATTCGAATATCACATTTAGATTGAGTTAATTTAAAAAATTACAGTCACTCACCAAATATAGCTGATAAAAAAGCACCCAAAATGGGTGCTCAATGTTCTTTCAAAGTTTTAAACAGTTTGTAAGATTTTTCCTCCATTAATCAATTTAATTGTAAGGGGTGCTATTCCTACAATTGCGATACCACCCGGTCCCGGTTGACCTTCAGTTGTGCCATGGTAATTCCAGTTCGAAGTTCCATCATTCGTAGACTTGGTACCACGTTGCCCCCAACCACCACCATCACCGGATAAAGGAGATCCATAGCGGTCATTTTGAGTTCGGTAACCTTTACCAGGTACTGAAGCTTCTGCATCAGTAACCTTATCTACCACAAAATAGCCAGTAAAGTACCAACGCCAGTCTTGAGTATCATTGTAAATTGGCTGACCTGTCATAACCCGTCCAAAAGGTGCACCAGCTCCACCAGGTACTCCTTGAACTCCATAAGTTAGTTCAGTGTAGATACCACTTGGAGTAGCACCACCTCCAGAGCCGCCTCGAGCAAGTGTTCCGCCGTCAATAATCAGGTTCAATTTACCGTGCCGGTTCATTAAACCCGGTGCACCTTGGAACCCATCACGGCGTGTTTTGGCAAAGTTATAATCAGGATCACTAGACCATGCACCAAAGGCCAAATGTGGCAAACCACCATCGCCCCCACGCCCAACCACTGAACCTTTAATCGTAAGATTTACAGTAAGACCAGGAGGAAACTCTCCTGTATCAATCGCAGGCAGTTCTGGTGCTGCAGGTACAATAAACTCTTGTTTTGCTGGACTAGAGTTATAGTCAAACTTATAAACCATTCTTGTTTCTGGTCGAAGTGAACTAGAACTCGAAACCAAAGCACCCGCTTCAACGATAAAGCTAATTTCTCCAGTCGTTGGCAAGTCACCTCTTTGCATTTGATATAGACGTGCAAGATTAATATCCAGCTGATCGTATCGAATGTAAATCGGAGAATCATCGACTGGTACATCAATAAAATCTTTATCATTGAGGTAATACCGAACATCGTAATTCACCGCAGTAATCGTGTTTGAGAACTTATCCACTGGGTCTTTCTTAGCGACAAGGTAAGGTAAGGAGTCCTTTGTATCGTCATTAACAACTGTATAGATCGTATTAACAAAATCATCAGGACTTAACTTTAATGCCCCGTTGGGCAAGCGCCCTAAAACTACTTTGTTCTTAGCAGATCCGGCAGTAATAGGAAGTAGATCAACGGTACCATCTCCCATTTGCAAATAAATCACGTAGCTCTTGCCAGCAATAAAATCGACATCATGGCTCAATGTAAGAATCAAACCCTCTTGTTTCACCACATCACCGCTTTGATGGATACCATTCCGATAATCTGCTACAGCAATACGATCACGTAAGACCAGTAATTCCGATTCTGGTGCTGCATCAAATGTGATGGATTTGCGCTGGAAGCGGAGCTTGTTCCAGAGCCGGTACGCATTAAAACGGGCTTGCCATTTGTTACGCACACCTACCGATTTCACCTCTTTAGGGTTCTTGGCTCCTTTATCCGGCAAATAGATATTGATACGGCTATCATCGGCCGGATCCGTATATTCATAGATCAACCCATCATAGTCATCCATCATGCCAAGCGTTAGATCATGCTTATAACTATCCGGAATGATATTCCTGAAATTAAACAGCAATACCGAGTTATCTGTTGGCCGTTCAAAGTAGATCTTTAGCTTATTGTTCTGTCGATATGCTGTACAAAACACAGCATCACAAAGATTAGTGACCAATTCTTCAAATGAAAGATTGGTGTCGTCAATCGTCGTACAGAACTCGGCTGCTAGAGGTGTACCAAAGTAATCGACAATATCGTTATAAGTACGATAGATGTTTTCAATATCAATCTCGTCGATCGTGCGGCGGCCAATCTTGTCATCGAGCGCCATTGAAACCAGTGCATCTGCAAAGCTTGAAGTTGGAAATAACTCTGTCGTCATTGCTCCATTTTTATAGGTTGGCAACATCCGCTGAAGATCAAAATTGATCTTGCGCGACTTAACAGATAAAGCTCCAGTCGTTGCATATGTACGTGCACGGAAAACCGTTTCATGTTCATACATCGTGCTTTGCAATGGAAATGCGCCGTATAGCGCTTGCCACTTCACTTCATCAACTACAGTTGTCACTGCTGGGGTTGGTGTTAAACGTCGAGCACGTACACTACAGCGCCCCTGAAATGTGACCATATCGAGCGTTGCACCAACAGTTTGCCGTGACTTAGCCGAACCCTTGAGAATGATCTGCTTTAGCATTGGGTTGCCAATAGCTGCACCTGATTCATTCACTGGAGTTACTTCAACTTCAATGGTGACATTTACAGCCGCCTGATTACCTCCTGAAGAGACTGTATAAAGCCCATTATTCGCCACAAAGTTAAAGATGACACGACTACGTTCAAGGTTGTCCAGAATAAATGGACCGATCCACTTTTCACCAATGGATGAGAGTTTTGGAGATAAAGCACCAGTTTGCTGATTAGTGAGTTCTTTTAGCTTTAACCAGTTCGGATTTACTGCTGCCGGGTTAGATAAGGCCATTCGGTCATCAGCAACGGATAAGACACCGTACGTACCGTTTAAATCGTATGTTTGTCCGTTAAAAGTAAAAGAAGCATTAGAGATATCAACTCGGTCATTGCTGACAAACTTAGTCGTTAAATCGGTATTATTAGCAGCTGCTCGCAGGATCTCGTTTGGGTATGCAAATTGAAGATAATTTGTGCCCTCTAAACTTTGAGTGTCAGCTGGTCGCAAGATCTGGCCATTCACTGAGTTTTGATGCTGGACGGTTAAAGGTGGCGTGGTTATTTCACTACCAAGCGAAAAATATGGTTGTCCAGAAACAATATCTACACCTGGTCGAAAGACCTCTACCGATGCACCTGCAATATCAACAATATTGGTTTCCCCATCGTAAGCACCTTTGATGTGATAGTGACCGCGCCCAATACAACCAACAAGATGTTCAACTTCAACGTTGTTTTCATAGACTTTGTAAGGAACTGCAATTAAATCAGGCGTATCCCAAGCAGCCCCATAAATATCAGCAATACGACCATTCACCCGCATTTTGTTTTCGCGGTTTGAAAGTTCGTTATTTGCAGATGAAGACTGGTTGTTATTCTGGGTGGTTTGGGCAATTGATGGCGCGGGCATTAAAAATGCAATCGCCACACTTAAAACAATAGAAACGATAGCAGCAATAAGCGCAGGCATACCTTTCGGATTTTCAATCACAATGAAAGTGCCTGGCAAGAAATCAAGCTGTTTTAAGTCGTGAGCATTCTTAGGTGTAACTTCATTAGCAAAAGAGATCTCAGCATGATCCATATTGCTTGATGTGTGAAAAATACGGACATGCTCAGGTAAGTATTCATATTTTGAAGTAAGCCATTGCCCAATAGTTTCGGCTTGCTCAATTGTCTTTTCTTCAGACAAAGGATCCTGTTTATAAATAATCTTAATCATAGTAACTGACCCGACTAAACCCCATTGCTTTAATGACGTCTTCAGCTAAATAAGTGACTCCGCTTTCCATGAGATGCAGAATCTTTTGCCCACGAAAAAGCCCCACATGCGGGGGCTTATTTTTTTGTCTCGGGTGGAAGGCGACTATGCAGCCTTCCTTGGGCATGGGCAGCGGATTTAAGAGTTTTAATCGTGAGACTTTAAATTCGATATGGCCTTTAGGTTGCATGAACAAATCCAAAGCTTCACTCCGGTCGACTCCGTATAGATCTAGAGCGGCTTCATGTGCAAAGTGAACACAGTTGTAGTGTTCTTCGTCGTATTGCTTATCAAGCAAATGATCATGACTTTTCATACAGCCCCCTTTAATCCACTAAACCGATCTAATGAAAAGATGTCACCAGTTTTGGAAGTATTTAAACGAGGGGATTCAGCCTTGAATGTCACAGCTTTATGGTTCATTGAAACACCCGCAAGTTGAAGGCCTAGCAAATAATGGATTGGTGTATTCAAGTTATCTGAACTATAAAGACGGTAATTGACAGTAGGTTTCACATCCGCAAATTGGCCTTCTAAAACTCGCTCAAACTCATCCGGCAATATATCTCCAAGACCAGAAACTGAGACAGTTAAAGTCTGGTCCAGATCACCTAACATTCCGGATCTTTGAATCGTTAATGGCAAATATTCATAGTAGAACTGGCCGGCCCCTTCTTTATGTTGTACATAGACACCTCGATCATCATTACGAACAACCCGATAAGTATTTAGAAAAGATGGATGTGATAACTCAATACATTCAAGTTGATAGATATCAACTTTGCGATTGAGAAAGAACTTGGCGTATTCGTTATTCATTACACCACCCAATCACTAATAAGTGCCTGATCAGCAGTAGCGTTTGGTTGGTTTTGGATAACCTCTAATTGAGCAGTTACCCGGTAAAGGTTTCCATTCACTTCATTAGTTTTGAATGAGTTGGGAATGAAGTTACATTGGTATTGCTGGCGCGTTCCCTGGTCAATCACCAGATCCGCATAAAATGATGCTGGCTTGCTTTGGTAAACACGCCAGAAAGCCATCATTTTATTGAAATCGGTTTTACTTAAATTCCAGTTCACATCGACAATATGGCTATTCCGCTTCACATCGATGTAATAGCGTCCACGCCCTCCATCCATTTGCTGACGCTTTACATCATCACCTGGTGTTACGCCATAGCCATTTGTTTGAGGATTTAGCTTTAACTTGTACATAACTTTCCTTCAGGCAATAAAAAACCGCCCGAGGGGCGGTACCAAAAGATAAAAACTATCTATCTACAGAATAGCCATGCTAAACCGCCTATTGCACTTATCAAAATTGATATAGCTACAATAAGCACAGCATAGCTTTGTATTTTTCCTGCATAATCAGCACCAGATTCGCTCATTTTTCCATCTACCTTTAATTGTGATTTTGATGTATGATTTGTCATATAGAGATTTCTCCTTAACTTTCGCTGGTTGAGTTGAATTGAAAACCTCAGTGCGCCAACACTGGGGTTTTTGCTTTTCTGATCATAGAAAATATAGTTCGGAATTTCCTCCGGCCCGGTTTCCATGAAATTAAAAAGAGCCACCCTTGGGCAGCTCTTTTATTGTATGTAGCTTCTAAGATTGAAAAAAGATAAGTAGGTACTGTGGTGTCAACAGCTCTCCTGTCCTTATACCTTTAACTTTAAAAGGTTTTAGTTACACATCATTAACATTATCCTCTCTTATACGTGTGCTTCTAAATTAACGGTTCCGTCTTGTAGTCGTATTCTCAGTCAGAGAGCGGCTAATTAAAGAGTTTGGATTTTTAATATCCTCGCTTACTAATCTTGGTACCGCTTTTGGAAGTTGTTTATCCAGCTCTTCTTTCACGATAATCCGCACAGTTTTTTCATCCAGTTGTTCAGCTTCAACTGTTGCTCCACTTACCTGATTCACAACTTCAATCTTGAAATTGATCGTCGGAGCAGCTGACTCAATTGAAGGCATAATCTCAGCCTGAGGGCGTGTAGATTGCCCTAAGGTAAAGTCCTGCACATCATCCAGATTTGATCGATCCTGAACTAAACCATTTGATGAGAAGTAGACTTTTCCGTCATGGTATAGATCTGAGTTTGCAGAAGCAGTTGGATTAGTAGAACTTGCATTACCTTTATAGATAATCTGATCATCTTGATGAGACTGATTAAAGATGTTCGAGATATCTCTATTTTGATTAAATGCTCGTGAACTCTGATTAGCCCGGTTCATGATGTTTTCAAAAGTAGGATTGCTTTGAGAATAGTTAGTAATGTTCTGAACATCTCCTGATTTTGACACTGTGCTATTGCTTGGCTTAAGGGCTTTAACAATAATCTGATTCTCTCGAGTAGGTTGATTAAAAATATTCGAGATCGTTTGACTATCATTAAAAGCTTTTGAGCTTAAGAAAGAACGATTAAAGACATTCTCTGTTGAAGTGTTGTTTTGTGCATGATTATTGATAAATGCTTCAGGACCTGAGCTCTTACGCATATTCTCAACTAAACCAACACCACCCCAACGGCGGATGTCGTCCTGTGACCAGACCACCTCGCCTTTATGGACAATACCCGCAGCTTCATACTTACCACCAGATCCAGTGTAACCACCTTCAGCAAAGCCTTGATCCTTAATTGCACGGATGTTGGCGATAATGCTAGCGCCTTGTGCAACCGCCCCAGCAATCAGAGGTAAGTTGTAAGGAAAACCAACCTTTGCAGCTGCTGCAATATTCTGCTGAATGGCAATACCTGCCGCAGCAATTGCATAAGCTTTATCGGCAGCAAACATAAGTTTGTAGGCTTTAGATTGCTCACCAAACATAGAACCGAACATAGATGTGACTGAACCCATCATTTGCCCACCAAGCGCAATCTGAGCGTTTAATCTATCTTGTTGATACTTGTCTTCAACGTCCTTAGTGTTCTGGGCATATTCGTTGTAAATTTGACTCCTTTGCTCTTGAGCAGCTTGAATAATGGCAGTCTTCTGATTTTCAAAGTCCTGTTGCTGAATTAATCCAGCTTCCATTTGTGCATTCAAGCCATCCAGACTGTTTTGTTCGTCTAAATCAGCTGCTGCATATTGGTTATCAGCCAAATCATTTGCAGCACCCAAGCGGCTAAACCGTTCCTGATCCTGTCTATAGAACTCACTGGTACCATTAATATCAGCCTGAATACCGCCCCAGTTTTGAACAGCATTATTCACTTTGTCGCGTGTTTCTTTGTCCTGAGTGGCTTTAGATAATGCGATTAGCTTTTGACGCTCTTCAATAGAAAGCTTTGTATTCTTAAGAATCTCCTCCCGTTCGAGTCTATAGCGTTCCTGCATGGCTTGAGTTTCGGAAAGCAGAGATAATCGGGCTTGAAATGCTCTTTGTTCTTGGGCCAACTGCATAAGCGCGAGTTCTTGATTATATTGTTCTTTGACTAACTCAACGGCCTGTTTCTGTTCAGATTTACTTAATTCAATATCATGAGCTGCATTGAACTTTTTACGGTTAAAGCTCTCTTCAAGTAACTGTTCCTCAGTTTTCTGGAACTCCTTATAGTCCTCTAGTTTGCTTCTAATAGCTTGTTTGGCGATCGCAATATCATTATCAGCACGGCGATTTAATTCAGCCTTTATTTCGGCTGTACGTTCAGGTGTAAAGCCTGCTTTGTCGACCTCCTCTAACCTTGTCTTTCTGTTATTGTTAATTCGCTCTACTTCGGTGGCCACTTCATTTTCTAGTGACCGCTGAAGGTCCTGCTGACGATCAAGTTGTGATTGAATATCACCTGAAGCTTTATCACTTCCTTTACTTGCCCCACCTTTAACCTTGCTTTGCATGCTCGGTGACTGGTGAAGAAGCTTGAGTGACACACCATCCTCAAAGATCACTTCACTGACATAACCGCCACCTTTGCTATCGTAATGGGTCTTAATGTCTTTCACTGCAACATTAGTTGTGATTGGTGTACCTTCTGGCATCGAAAAATCAATACCCTTATGAAATGAAGAAGCCCCTTTGGTAGGGGCTTTTCGTGGACCATAATTTGAACTGATCTTATAATTGGATAGAGGTTTGCCACCTGCCTGCAATCTGGCCAGATGCTCGTTAGAGACTTTCTGGCCAGACATTGAACCACCATAACGAACATCAAGATGAGGGCCTGTACCAATACCAGATTGACCAGAAACACCAACTAGGCGTTTAGAAAGTTTTTGCTGCTTAGTTAGTTCATTAGTTGTTTCCTTTAATGCTTTATTCTTGGCATCAATTACATTCTTGTTTTGTTCCTCTATTGAAAGAGTCTGCAAACCTATCTGATATAACTCATTAGAAACTTCTACCCCGCTTTTCCGCGCCCAGCTTGCAGTTTCTACCATTTGCTTCACTTGTTCAGGTGAGTAGCCCTTGGCAAGTAAACCTTTGGTAACTAATGCTTCAAATTTACGATCTGCCAGTGAATCGGCATATTGCTTTTGTGCATTTTTTGCTGCTAATGCCGCTCTCTCATTTTCATTTAAGGACTTGGTATTCTTATCAACTCCGACAATGGCATTTTCAGCTTTATTTCCTGCAAGAGTAACTTCGACACCAAATAAGCTATATGTTTGCTTGGTCTTGGCAGCAGTTTCAGCTGCTTCATCGTAGGCATTCACTTGTTTAAGCAATGCATCCATTAAATCAGCAGGAATTTTTTGACTCTTTAATTGCTCAATCGCCTCTGTATATGAAATGGTACCAAGCCGTGCATTATTTGAAATTTCAGCAACTTTTGCATTACCCACTGCATAGTTCTGGATATTGATCAATGCAGACCCGACTGCCAATTCTTGACGTTCTAATGCCTTGTTTTGATCTTCAATTGTCGCAGCTAAATCACCTAATTTTTCTTTGCGCTGTTCATCATTAAGGGCTTTAATTTCTTCCTTTGTCAGCTTTGCAGCTTCGGCTTGCTCTTTAAGCTTTGCTGTGGCTTCAGCGGATTTACTTGAGAAATACATATAAGTAGCAGCCAAAGCAGTCACCCCTAAAGTGATTGCTCCGATTGGACCACCAATCAATCCCCATGCACCGCTTACTAATCCTGCCATTGAAGCACTTTTGCCTTGGGCTAAAGTAACGGCTTTCGTAGCGTTCTCTACACTATTGGCTGCAAGTACATATCTGGCACTAGCTGCACTTGCTCCAAATCTGGCTTGGGTTTCGGCATTTGTTGCTCGCACATTAACTAAATGCGCTTCCGCTTCAGCCAATGCTGCTTTTGCGCTTTCGATTGCCTTTTGCTTTTGCAATTGTGATGCGGCATTGTCAGCAACTAAGGACCCTACTTTGGTATTTAAAGCAGATACTTGTGTTGCGATTGCTTTGGTTAGTAATGCTGTACCGCCCAGAATAGCTACATAAGAGATTGATTCTAAATTTTCGGCTAGAACCTTAATTGATCCAGATAATACTTGAGCTGCTCCGCTTCCCTGGCTAGCTTCACCGACAAATTTAGTAATCTCATTATTAAGAAGAGTTAATGACTGGCTGATCGTAATATCTGTTTTACCAAATAAAGCATCTACATCAGACTCTACATTTCTTAAGGCTTTCACAATTTCTTGCGATGTAATTTTTCCTTCAGCAGCAACTGTACGTAACTCACCTACAGTAATTCCCATGCCCTGAGCAATAGCCTTTGCTAAAGCTGGAGTTTGCTCCATGACAGAGTTCAGTTCCTCACCACGTAAGGTACCACTCGCTAAGGCTTGTCCGAACTGAACTAAAGCAGCATCTGCCGCAGAAGCACTCGCGCCACTAATCGCCACAGCTTTTGAAACAGTTTCAGTTAAACGCGCTGTATCATCCATTGTTAGATTTAAAGATTTAGCATTATCACTAAATCTTTGATAAACCTGTAAAACAGAATCCCAGGCTGAATAGGTATTTTGAGCAATCCTGAATGTATCTTCAGTCGCCTTATTTAACTCCGTCTGGTCTTTTGTAACTAGCTTTAAACGGTTTTGTAGTCCTGTATAAGCATCTATTTGACCAATTGCAGCATTGACCGTAGCCAAGCCTGCCATATATCCAGCCAAAGCTTTAATTGACGTACCGAATAAGTTAGCCGCTTTATCCTGTTTATCCAGCTCATTGGTTGTAGCTTTAATTTCTTGAGCAAATTTATGATTTTGTTGAGTTGCTTGTTTAGTCACTTCAACCGATTTTTGAACAGACGTATTGGAATTATTAACTGTGGTATTAAAGTTTTGAACAATGTTATTAGTAACAGAAAGCTGTTTCCCCATATCTTTCGATGAGTTAGATGCGGAATCACCTCGATCAGTAAATTTTGACAATTCTTCTGCTAAGGCTTTGACATTACGTTCAGCATTCTGTGAATCAATAACAATGACCAGACGGGATTCTTGTGCCATTTTACTTTTCTCCAGGCAATAAAAAAACCCACTCATTGAGTGGGTCTATTTAAGTTAAATATATTTACTAAGCTGGACAGTTAAACAAATTTAGTCTTGCTGCAAATCGTTGCCCAAGTGCTTTTAAATCCATTCACTAATCAATCAATTTCACACATTTAGCAACAACATCCTGTGCATACAATCCCTTATCCTTGAAATTACTGTTATATGCACGATCGATATCTTTTAAGCCTTCTTCAATTTCTGCTTTTGATGCATTTTTGTCTGTTAGTATTTCAGTCCTTAAACTTTCTTTGAAAACCCCTTTAAGCCTTGCATCCATTATGAGGGACTGATTGTATGCATCCTTGACACAATTACTGCGATCTTTTACAGATAACTTATTCGGAGTACAGTGTGCTTCCCAAATTATTGCAAATGTTTCTGGATCAATACCCTCTGAGTCCTCCAATAAGACTGCACCCTCAATGGTTACATATTTCTTAAAGCCAACATAACCTCCATAGCTATTCTTTGAATTTACTTCTCCACAATATCCTTTTATATTTTGGAATTGTGCTGAATCTGGATCTTTTAAAGTGTTTAAGACAGCTTCTTTGGACTCTTTTTCCACCTTTGAGCAACCGTTCACCCCCACTACACCTAAAACCAAACTCAATAAAATAATCTTTTTCATATTAATTAGCTCACTTAAGAGGCGCTTTAATTATCTAAACTTTTAACAATATCATCCAAATACCAGTCCTTTGCAAAAGTATTTAAGTCTTCCATCTGCTTACCCATTACACCCAACAAACCACCTTCCCATATACCATAAGCATGCTCACCATCTAACATATAAACATTCTCTGGCATGGTTCTTAGGGTATAAACAGGATTTTGAAACTCATACTCTTTTCCAAGTGTCTGGAAATACTCTCCTTTCAGAAAGAACTTATCATCCCCTCTAAAACCAAGATAAACTTTGTTAAATTCCTTATCTTTTATTTTCTCAGCAAATTGTAGTAGAACCCTGTTTACATCTAATGGGCTATTTTTCCCTGATACATCCCGCAAATCATATTTAAGCTCTGTCGGATTAATAAACCACTTATAGTGAACCCAGACTTTAACCCCTTTATTTCTAGGATCCTCTAACAATACTGTATTCATATGCCTTTGAAGCATGTAATAATTTAGTGAAAAAACGATAGCAACAAAACCAACTAATACCACAATGAATTTATATACCTTAGACATAGTTAAATCACTTTCTCTGCATTATTAAACTTTGAAGTATCAAACTTGAATTGACGAGTTCCATTCGAATAAAAAGGTAGCTCAACCATTAGTGAATTAACTTTTCGAATATTGTCTAAAAAAGCTTTAGAATTTTCAGTAAAAATTAATATAGTGCCATCACTACCAGATGTCTCATATTTTTGGAAATTAAGATATTGAATTGGGCTATTTCCAAACTTAACTGCTGTATAACAGTAATCATTACAGTCATACTGGCCTTTATCTATTGTTAGAAATATTTTTGGGTCATCTGATTTAGAGTCAAGAATATCAAATTGGAGTTTATTCTCCCCGTCATAAGGAAAGTTTAGATCAGCATTATTCTCAGAACGCAAAGCAAGCCACTTAGACTCTGTGTTCCGCATTTCATCTTTGCTAACTACAGTTCGCCATTTCCCTGTTTGAGATTCAAGACTTGAGTCATTTGTATTGCTACTAACGCTTGAGGCTTTTTTAGCATTATCACTGTTACTACAGCCGATCAAACCCAAAAGAACACTTAAAAATAATATTTTTTTCAAGTTTTTCACCATTTGTTATAAAATGTACTAACTTTAACAAAGTGGTTACTAATTGTCACATAAAGAAAAACCACCCAAAGGTGGTTTTTAAATTAATGATAGTTTAATAGTGATGGGTAAAAAATTTAGTTAATGTTAAATTTGTAGTATCACTAATCGGATAAGGTTTGCCGTTAATTATCAGAGGAAAAAATTTTGCTTTTTTAAGGAATTCATCTAAAACAAAATTATCTAATTCTTGTAAGCCAGTACTTTTTTGAATCTTTGCAACTGTGATATTGCCACTATCATCTGCTTCTGAATAAATACTCATATATCTGATTTGCCCTTTAAGATCATCTTTATTCACCTCAATCTCAGGAAAAACTGCAAATTTTGGTTTTCTAGAAACATCAAAACTGAATGGCTGCTTACCATAAAATCCAACATAAAAACCATTTTCTTGATAAGGGTAAAAGCTAGCATTCTTCATGGCTTTTAAGCTTTTTCTATCTAGAGATTCAATACCACTACTTTTAATGATTGTCGTATCTATTACTTTACCCTTTTCATTCGCTAAAAAACCTACAACAACCTCTCTGTCATATCCTTGAAGTTCCTGATCACTAATATTAATTTTAGGGATTTGCTTCCATTGTAAATTTGGAGGCATTACTTCGATTAAATTATTAGGATCACTAGCAGAAACATTAAGCGCAAAACAGAACGATAAACTTAATAAAACTTTTAAGAGAATTTTCATATTGATCCAAGTATTAAAATATTTATTTGAAAGTATAGAAAGTGATTAAATTATAAATGATTTCAACCGCAATTAACGACAAAAGTTTTTTGTAGAAATTAATTACAGTATCAAAATCTCTAGTTAAAGTTTGCTCGGTTTATTCATGCTGTGAAAGCTTGAATAGAGCTGGCATGTACTGTTTTTTGAAGACTTTAGAGTATGTGTGGCACAATAACTAAAATAGCCATCACGAAGATAGCTATTTATTACTTTTTGGGTTTAGTCGAAATCTTCTTATGAGCCTCTTCAATAAATAGATTATCCAGGGCAAAAATACAGTCATTGAAGATATGAGCATCAACTGGCATATCATTATGCTCAGCATAGACATTGATAGCCTGCTGATCTAAAGATAACGGAATGCCCTGCTCATATCGCCTAGATCTGATAATCGTATAAAAGGCTGCAAGGATTGAATCTGCCGCATAAGAATATTCTGGTGGATCTGGAATATGTCCACCTAAGAACTTGATTTGTTCGATTTCGTGCGGCGTTTTCGACGCATAGGTTTTCTGGTATTTGTAGAGTTCGATGACTTTCCCAAAATCGTCGCCTTGTATTTATCGGCTTCTTCTTGGATCTTCTGCGCTTGCTCTTTGATAAATGACCAAATTAATAGGCCAATATCACCAAGGTTAAGCAACTTAGATGCATTTTCAGGCGTGTAAGGTTGGTCAATTTCGACTGTTTCACCTTCTTCTACTTCAGCAAAAACAACACCCTTCCAGTCTTCGATTAAATGCGCTCCAGCGGCATCTAATAAAAGCTCATGATAAAGCTTTCCGTTTTCATCTTTTACCATCACATCATAGCCTTTAGATGAGATCTGATTGCCTGCCTTTTCTAACGCAACTTGAAACGGCTTATAACCAATCCCACGAATTTTAAACTCAGCTTGTCCACCAGCAGTTTCAAACGTACACCACTTAGATACTTCCGAACTTCGAACAATTCCAACTTTTAAAGACATATCTACCTCTGAAATTTAGGAAATAAAAAAAGCCCATGGGATTCCATAGGCTTTAAGGTTTATTAATTTGAATTACACAAGCGCTCGTACAATCGTCGGAGCTGTACGGACTTGAGCAAAGTTGATATCTAAAGTGATGATGTCATCACCACCGCCGTCTGGGTGATTAGCTTCCATAACTTCTAATTGAGGGAAGTTGAAGGAGTATTTACTTCCTTTACTATCTTTAATATCAAAAGTCAGAGTGAATACATCACGGGTTTTGATTGCATCAATCCAGCCTGCTGCTGTAGCCGAGAACATGAATGAAGCATTCGCTTCAATATCCATCATCTTCTCTAAATAGAACTCTGGTGTGTATTTACCAGAACCGATACAGCGGATTGCTTCCAGATTATTGTTAAGAGAAAGCGTGAGTGACTGCAAACACGCCTTACCTTGAATCGATTGACCATTCACAAGCAAGTTTTCTACGTTTGGCATGCTGACCAATGGACGGTTTGAAGCAGCTACTGGATTAACAACTGGGTTTACTTGCTGACGAGTAAATGAATTACCAACCAAGCCAAAGTTACCAGTAATCTTTCCTGTGGTCTGAATGGTAATTTCACCCGTATTTACCTGAACACCACGGTAAATAAAGACCTGTCCAACATCTTCAAAAACTTTCACCAAGGTAAAAGATTTTCGAACTGTGCCTCCAAAGCTTAAAGCATTGGCTCCCCAGTTATTGAAGGCCAAGGCACTCAAGAATAAATCGAATGTTCCTACAGATAATTCAAACTCTAACTGACCAGCCACTTCAGCTTCAGTAACCACTCCACCCTGACGAAAGCGTGAATCTACAACTTCACTGCTTTCTTCTGTAGAAACGTTTTCAGATAATCCGTCACTCACACGGCGAACGACGTACCAGATTGGATTAGCGGGGGTTGTTCCCAGTACTGCTTCTTCACAAGCATATAATCGAATTTTTGCGCCTGAACTCATTTATAGTTCTCCAAAATTTAGGCATAAAAAAACCCGCTTCATCAGCGGGTCGTTTAAAAAATGGGTGTAAAAAAACCGCTAATTAAGCGGTCCTTTAAAGAGTTTCATCAGGGTTTGAGGATTCAGGCGGTTCTATACCATTTAGTGCCGCAGATACTGCTTCAGATAAATTGGTTGGTTGAAAATCGACTGGTGTTTCACTTGGTGGCTCTTCAGGTTCTGGCTCAGGTTCTTCATGCAAACGGATATCAATCCAGCGACTCTCAGGAATATCTATTGGATTATCAAAATCCGGCACAATTGAAGCAGTTTCAATATCGAACTTTTTCTTGTAGGTTTTTACTGAAATGTCTCCATCTTCAAGCTGCTCATAAGACACTGCTACAACTACATTGCCGTTAGCATCCTTAGGCATTTCGATATACCAGCCTTCTTTAGCAAAACCCAGCGAGTCTTTAATCAGGTAATCACCAACATCTATCTTTTCAAAGCTAATCGGCTGTTTTGAAGCATCTTCATTAAGTTCAAGTGAGTCCGCAAACAATCTTGCAATCGGTGAAGCTGCCTTATAAACCCCGTTAGAATCGACAGTAAAACCCTTAGAGCGCAATTCACCTGAAGCTTCAACAGTAACTAACTTTCCACTGGTCGCACTATTATCAGTTGCATAAACAATTGAGTTCTTGCTGGTGTAAACGATTTGTTCGGTTTTACTGAGATTTCCAGTAGTAGAGTTATAGCTCCATGCAATTACCCCCATGAAATTGGCACGAGTTGAGGTGTAATACGGTAAGAACAGTTCAGTTCCTGTAAGTCCTCCACGTGTAATCATTATTGAAGGAGCATAGCCTGCAACATATGGATTAGTATAAATACTGGGTGGAGCATTTCTAAAACGTGTTTTTTGAACACCTGACTTATAAATTACATCTAGATCAGTTTCAGGTTCTGAAGCTGGCGATGCACCATACCCAAGATCAGCTACCCCATAAGGCCCAAAAGCAGCAACTTCTCCGTTTGCAGTACCAACATTTTTTGTTGCCGCTGTACCAAGTCCTGTAACCTGAGTCCAGTCTG